CCTCTTTCAAGGTTTTCAGCCAAGTAAGTATAGAAAGTTCACCTTTTTTGAATTGTAGGCTTTGTTCATCAGAAATCACAGATATATTATTCAAGGATGCAATCATGGTGTCAATATCCTCCACCAAGTCTTTCCACCCATCACTTCCCATCATCGAGAAGCGATTTTCATAATATTTCTGTAGTTCTGGGGTCATTCTTTAATTCCAAGGTAAGTCAGTGTTCTGTGGGCTGACAGGCGGGGTAATGAGTGAATTTATTTGTCCCTGCACACAGGCTTGTGCGCTTGCCATAGCTTGTTCTGGAATCCACCCAATCACGATGGCTTCTGTCAGGTCTGCATACGGGATGAAGGTTTCGGCCTGATTGGAATCAAAGGTGGTGTTGCCGCCGATGCTGGCGGTGTACTCCCCGTCCACGCCCGTGACTTCCCACAAAGCATTGACCACATAGTTGGGATCAGGCTGTTGCAGGGTGTACATGGCCGTGATGGTCGTGGTGAAGGTGGTCATGCTGATGCTCCGTTGATTTGGGCTTTGAGGCTGTCAACCTCTGCTTTGAGTTCTTTGATTGCGTTAACCAAGTACCAAGTCAAGTTGTCAGAATTAACTGACATTACGCCTGTAGATTCGGTCTTTATGCAGTCGGGCAATACTTCATTGAGTTCTTGTGCAATGACACCAAGCTGAACGCCAGATTTCTTAATGGCATCAGTTGGTTTGAGTTCTGCATCAACTTCTTCTGGCAAACGATATTCAAAGTTGCGAACACGAATTGAGGTAATGGCATCCAAGCCAACAGTGTTGTCAACAATGTTTTTCTTTAGGCGGCGGTCAGAGGTGGTTGACCAAGTGGATGAGTTGTTGCCTTGGTAAACAGCGCCATTATTTGGTGAAATAAATCCAGTACTGGAGCCTTTAGCTGTTGCTGACCCACCAGCACAAACAACAATTTCACTAGTTGCACCAGTCGCACTGGCTGTGGATTGATACCCTATGTATGTCCCATAAAGACCTGTAGTAAGTGTAGTAGCAGATGAAACTCCTATTGCAACTACTCCTGAAGCGGTGGTTATTCCAACCCCCGCCTGATAACCTACAGCAGTGTTGTTAGATGCTGTGGTGTTGGACTGAAGTGCTTGATAACCAACAGCAACATTCTGTGCGCCGCTTGTAATAGAAGTTAAAGCAAATGCACCAACAGCCACATCAAAATAATTTGCAGAACCAGCACCTCCATAAGCGGCCCTGTAACCTACAGCAGTGCTGTAAGTAGTGCCTCCTGTAGTCATGTTGTAATTGGCTTGATAACCAATTGAAGTTACACCACTTGCTGTCGTGCTTGTATAAGAAGCCTGATAACCTACAGCAGTGTTGTTAGATGCTGTGGTGTTAGACTGAAGAGCGGATCGACCAAGCCCAGTGTTGTAGCTTCCAGATGTATTGGCATTTAAAGCGCCAGTACCAAACGCAGAATTATCTGTACCGCCAGCATTGGCAGCTAAAGACACCGCACCAAAAGCTGTATTATATTGACCTCCAACATTCAAAATTAAAGCCTGATAACCCCCAGCAGCGTTAAAATTTCCTGTTGTATTAGCCGCCAAAGCACTTGCACCCACCGCAGTATTGGTGGCTACAGCACCTGCGCCTTTGCCGACTGTCATGCCTTCAATTACTGCACCACCAGTTAGGGTAGATACGCCAGTAACACCTAAAGTTGTAGATGCAGAAATAGATGTTGCCGCTACTGTACTTGGAGTAGTTGCCCCCAAAGTACCATTCATTGCCGCACCCGTCAGCGTCTTATTGGTCAGCGTATCAGTGGTTGCTTTACCAACCAAAGTGTCAGTAGCCGCAGGAAGCGTCAAAGTGGTAGTGCCAGCTACCGCAGTTGCCGTGACTGTAGTAGTGCCTGATGTGGTTCCAGCGAGAACAAGTGTTCCAGAACCTAGTGTTGAGGTTGCCATAATTTTCCTTTAAGGTGTTCCATTGGAGACAATGTTTGCAGAAGAGGTAATCAATCCAGTTGAAGACATTGATGCAATTGTTGTTGCCCCATACTTGAATATCAACTTGCCACCACTTTCTTCAATCGTGAAGTTTGTAGTCAAGAGTTTAGGTGTAGATGCCGCAGTTCCAGTGGTGTTCTGGTTAAATGTTGGAAATGAGGTCAAAGATGCCGCTGATCCCGTGGGAGACAACACATCAGTGCCAATCACCAAGCCAAGATTAGTTCTTGCCCCAGAGGTAGTAGTTGCACCTGTACCACCATTCAAAACCGCAACAGTACCCGTCACATTGGATGCTGTACCTGTGGTGTTCTGGTTGAAAGTAGGAAAAGAAGTCAGACTTGCAGCCGAGCCACTTGGAGACAGAACATCTGTCCCAATCACCAAACCCAAATTAGTTCTGGCATCACCAGCAGTAGATGCACCCGTACCACCATCAGCAACTGCTAAATCTGTGATACCCGTGATTGATCCACCAGTGATAGAGACATTGCTTGCCGCTTGAGTAGCAATTGTCCCAAGACCACCAATATCAGCAGTGGTCAGAGTAATAGCACCAGTGCGCCCTGCAACTGAAGTTACAAGGTCAGTGTTATCAACTTTCTCCCAAGCAGTACCATTAAAGATAGCCCAATCGCCTTGCGTCCAAGTCGTAATGCCATTGAGATTTGTTGAGCCTGTTACAGAGACAACATAGTAGTCTCCCTTTGTTCCTACGCTAGAAACAAGGGTAGGCGTGTTGGTTGATGCGTTCCAAGTGCCTTCATAGTTCACAAATCCAGACAGAGCCGTAATTTGAGATTGAAGACTTGTCAGAGTATCAAGTACAGACTGAGAAGTACCGCCACCATTGGTAATAACTTTGATGCGTTCAGCAACATCAAAAGGAACAACCTCACCAACATTGATCTCACGACCATCATCAAGAGTGATGACAAGGCTGCCATCAAAATCAATACGAGCAGCGGCAACACCAGTGCCGTTAGAACCATCAACTCCATCACGCCCAGGAACACCATCTCGTCCTGCTGGCCCCGTTGACCCTGCTGGCCCTTGCTTACCATCTCGTCCATCTTTGCCATTTTTGCCATCCTGTCCATCTTGCACAGAGGCAACTTTGCTCTGAATCTCGCCATTCAACTGAGCAAACTTTTGTTCCATGTCTGACTTGATCTTCTTCAAGCCATGGATAACAAGTTCAGCACCCTTGCCAATAGACTCGCTCTTGGCCTTGGCAATCTTCTCAGCGGCAGACTGTTGCAAAGCAGTAATGATCTCCATCTGCTGTTCAGCAGAGATTCCATCAATTCCTAGCTTACGCTCAAGGTCAGCAATGTCCATTTAGGTTAATTCCCTTGAAAGACGATCGAGAAACTCATCTTCAACGCTCGACATTTTGCCCTTCTTGTCTGCCATTTGCAACTCGACAATCTTGGACTTGTTCTTAATATCAGCTTCTTTTAGCATCAATTCAGCAATCTTAACCCGCTTGTCAAACTCTTTTGACCCGGCATCATCTTCATTTGGCAGGTTCTTAGTCATTGCCGCCATGTTCTTGGCTTGTACTTCTTGCGGCATCAACTGAGCCTCAATCGACAACTTCTGTGCTTCTGCACGATTCTGTTCAGCTTGAGTTGTATTGACAGCAATCTGAGCCTGGGCAGCTTGCATAGCCAACTGCTGTTGCATTTGTTGCATTTGCTGTGCTTGTGGATCAGGTTGGCTCATCTTGGTCAAATATTCCATCATCTCATAGCGGTTGGTCAGTGAAGAATTAGCCAAAAGACCTTTGAGAATCAGTGGCAACACAGGAGTGTTGGGGCCAAGGGTCTGGAGCAAGCCCATGAACATTTGTTGTTCATGCTCACGGGCAATGATGCCCAAAGTAGCAGTGGGAATGAAAGTCATATCCACAGAGGGGTAACGCTCTGGGTCAAACTGCATATACCTGAAAGCCGCCTTCTGAATGAAGGGAATCAAGAAGTCTTCTTGAAAGTTCACCAGAGTACGCTTGTACTTCTTGATGATGGTGGCAACAGCCATAGACATACCGCCTTGGCCCATGTCTCTAGCACCAGCACTGACCATACCTTGAGAATCCAAAGTTCCCGTAGATTGCAGGAGCATTCGCTCGAAATCCTTGGCAGTGGTTAGGTTGTTGCCATCAGTCTGACCAAACTTAAAGGGATACAGAATCTCTGAAGGTGCGCCATTGGTGAGAATAGCTTTCCCAGGCTTGACTTCAAACTTAGCGCCACGGGGCAGACGGGTTGCATCCATTGCAATCATGGGGCTGGTGGTCAGCGCCAATGAATCCAAGTGAGAACGAATCTGAGCATCAATAGCTTTCTGCATATTGAAGGCTTTTTCCACTGTGCCACGCCCAAGCAGACGATTGGGAACAGTGTCATCTTGGTAGGTCAGAACAGGACGATCCTTCATCATGTAAGGATTTGCCTCTGCTTTAAGCAACTGCCCATCATTGGCAATCACGACAATGGCCTCAACCATGTCTGTGTATTCTTCAGCAGTAGAGTTCTCAGGGAACAACTCGACAATCTCTTTGCTTTCTTTGAGATTCTCTAGGTATTCACGGGGAACAAGACCATAGTAGGTCAGCAAAAGCACTTTTTCGTCTTGATACTGGCTAACCTCTTGGGTAGGTTCCAGGTCAGTGTCTTCACCAGCAGTGCCAATGTCTACTTTTCGGTAGATTCCACGCTCGATGCCTTCAACAATCTTGTGAATGGAGATGTATTTCTCAATTGCCACCCCCATGCAGTCATCAACTGAGGTTCCATTGGGGTCAAAAAGGAAGTTTTTTGGATTTACAGGTGAAATCTTGACCGAAACCCTGTCTTTTTCCACAACTCCAATAGCGGCTTGGCCCATTTGCCCAGGAATCGGTTGAGTAGAGGGTACAAACTGCTTTTCAGTCTTAACGACAATCTCGCCAATGCCTGTGCCGTAGATTTCTGCCATCAACTCGATCTGGTCAATGGATTTGCGAATCTTGTCCCGCTTGAAATCCTCCATCAACTGAGCTTTCAGGACTCCAACATCAATTGGGTTGTTGTTCACATCCCGAATGTCATCTTGAATATCAAAGAACTCGCCTTGACCAAAGATGGCTTCCATGATCTCAGCATGGCGAGTCTCTACGGCTTGTTGTGTAGCAGGGGTTACGATGCGTGAACGCTCAGATTCACGGGTTTTGTCTTCAACAGCCCACTGACCACGAAAGATTCGCTCGTATTCAAGCCAATCTGGGAGAAAGTTGGTGTCTCTGTAGTCACGCCAGCGATTGCAATGGTCAACAACAAAATCAGTCAGTTCTTTATCAGCCTCAGTAGGCTCATAGAATTGATTTTGCTCTAGCTTATCTTGCTTATCTGTTGCCATTAAACCCCCGATATGATGTCTACAGGCTCCCACTCATCATCTTCTTCACCCTCAAAGTAAGATGTGACCGCCAGTTGGTCAATATAACTCAAAGCATCAGGAAGGTCATCATGTACGCCATTGGCAGGAAACATCAAGAGTTGATCGGTAAATGCGTCCCAATCTTCTTCAGAGTTCAGCACAATTCGCCCATGCTCAAACCGCCCTTGGAGACTCCAGATAATTCTGTCTGTCTTTTTCCTGTTGCCATGCGTTAGGTCAACTATGTGCGAATATACATTATTTTTCCGCATCAGGTCACTGAGGTACGGCAAAACAGCGTTTTTTAACGCCCCACGCTCGATTCCCACCGAAATTGGCCTGTAATCCCGCATCTTCATCAGGATTTTGGCAGCAGTTTCCCGAATATCCCACCGCCCATGATCGATCTCTTTGACAAACCACTTGCCATCATCAGTGACTTTGACCACTGCAATGGCACTCTCATCTAGTCTTTTTTTCGCGTTAGCAGCTTGTTTAGCCACTTCTTCAAATCCTGCCAAGTCGATTGCAATGAAGTAACTACCATACTCAGGTTCCACACCATATTTGATCCAATCTTCTTTAAAAACATCGCTTCCTGCGTTGTCAAAGGATGCCAAGTATTCCTGCTTGAAAGCAAATGATCAGCGTCTTCTTGGCAGACTCAATCTCAGTTGGGTCTATCAATGGGTTATCTTGGGTTGTGAAGTGCCAGGACTTCCAATCAGGATCAGATTCCTCTTGGCCCATCTTGAACAGATCATAGAACCAGTTGCGCCCCTTGGGAGTGCCGATGAATATGGCTCTGCCCTTTTTGTCTGACAAAGAAGCACGAATCACCTGCTCCCAGGCTTCAGGCTTAATGTCCGCAACCTCGTCTAGCACCGCATAGGTAAGGGACACACCCCGCAGGGTATCTGGTCTATCAGCACCACGAACATAAATCTTTGCACCATTTATCATGGTGATGTCCATATTGTTGATGTGACTAGCCTGGATAACATCCCGACCAATCTCCAACAACACATCCCAAATGATCTGCCTTGCCTGTCCATTGGTAGGCGCAACATAGAGAACCGCACTTCCTGCTGGGCAACGCAATGCTTCAATAATTAGCGTAGTAGCCGCTAACCTAGACTTGCCACAGCGCCGACCAGCAGCCACAACCTTAAACCTTGTTTTATCAGCAAAGACTGTTTGCTGCCAAGGAAGAAGTGAGAAGTTGAGGTCAGACATTTTTTGTTTCTACATCAGTCACATCTTGCAAGGGTTCAATCTCTACGCCACCAATGCCTGTGATGTTGATGGTAACGGCATTCCTTTGCTTGCCTTCTTTCTCAAACAGACTGACGGGAAGCATACGATCCATACAGAGTTTGAGCATAGCGGCCTGTGCAGGGTGTTCGTCATTCATGGCAATCTCAATTGCTTTGTGAACAACATTAGAACCTGCACTGTTTATCAGGAGGTCTTTGAGTTCTTTGATGCGCTGAACTTCAGTCTTTGGCAGGAGAGCCGCAGGTCTTTCAGCATAGGTAGCCATAGTGAACTTCTTGTTCACAGCACCCTTGGGGCGACCTTTTTTCTTTAGGTTGTTTGGCAGTGCATCAATCACATTCATACTTTACCCAGTTATGGAAGTAGTATAGGTTGTTGGTGGACGGTTTCACCACAGTTCTAGCCGCCAGCTTCGCCATGTCGTGCAGTGGGCACACATAATCTACTCTGTTTCAATGCTTCACACCAACACGGCTGGAGACTGTCGCGTACCCCGAGAATCCTCAGAGTCAATCTCCATGCGTCTTGGCAACAACAATGTAACTCACTTTCTTTTGTTTGACAAGTGGGGTAAACCCTAGTACATTCTTCACGGGGCCATCACCCAGCCCTCTATGCGGTGGAACCGACCAATTAGGATAATCGTAGCGAGTCAGGCGACTCTTAAGTAACCCCCCATCATTCGGGATGAATCATGGCAAGGTGAACAGGAAATGTAGTCTGAGCCACTTGTCTGACAAACAAGATACTGGTTAGCTTAGGCCCATCAAGGCTCTGTCTCCCA